AGATATTTTGATAAGCGTATGGCAGAAGCTATAACTACGTCAGGACAGCTGTCTATTCGTTGGGCTGAACGAGCTATCAACAAAGAGATGAATACATTATTAGATACTATGGGTGAAGATTATGTCATAGCTATTGACACAGATTCATTGTATGTTAATATGGATCCTATCATCAATAAACATAATCCTAAGAATCCTGTTGACTTCTTAGACAAGATCTGTAAGACTCACTTTGAGAAGATACTTACAAAAGCATATGCTTCTCTTGCAGAGCACATGAACGTGTATGAGAATCGTATGGAGATGGCACGTGAGGTCATTGCTGATAAAGCTGTGTGGGTTGCTAAGAAAAGATACTTCATGCAGGTTTGGGATAATGAAGGAGTACGTTTCAAAGATCCATATCTCAAGGTGATGGGTATCGAAGCTGTTAAGTCTTCTACTCCTCAAGTGTGCAGAGATAAGTTTAAGAAGATATTCCAAGTGATTCTAAACCAAGGTGAGAGAGCTACACAAGAGTTTGTTAGTACATTCAGACGAGAGTTCAAGTCTCTTGGTCCTGAAGAAGTATCTTTTCCCAGAGGTATATCAGATATTGATAAGTGGTACGATCGTCATGATATATACAAAAAAGCTTGTCCTATCCATGTGAGAGGAGCTCTTCTATACAATCATTATGTAGAGAAAAAAGGTATAGCTAACTCATATGAACCTGTTAAGAATGGAGAAAAGATTAAGTTTTGTTATTTGAGAACTCCTAATCCAATCAAACAAAATGTTATATCTTACTCTCTTAACTTACCAAAAGAGCTTGACCTTCATCGGTTTGTAGACTATGATAAGATGTATGAAAAATCTTTTGTGGAACCTATCCGTCATATTCTCGATGAGATAGGATGGGATGTGGAACCACGAGCTACACTGGAAGAGTTCTTTGTTTAGTTTAACAGTATTCAAGAATCAGTTTGATAACAAGACTCATCGTCGTATGGACTTTGAGTCTTTTGACTCATTAGAAAAGTTTCTATATAAATTATCTAATAGAAAGTTAGAAAGTAAAAAAGATGCAGAACTTATATCACCAGCTACTTACTTACCTGGGACAACAAGAGCCAATAAAAATGTGGTTAACTGGGGAAGTTGGTGTGCTGTTGATGTTGACGATTATGAATTTGAAGGAGATGTAAAAGATGTTCTCAGTAACCAATATGGCCATTGGAGGTACATCTGTTATAGTACTGCTAGTAGTACTAGTGCTGTACCGAAGTTCCGTTTGGTATTTCCAATTACGCAAGAGGTTGAAAGTGATCGAATCAAACATTTTTGGTTTGCGCTCCAGTGTGAACTCGATTCAATCGGAGATAGACAGACTAAAGACCTCTCTCGCATGTATTTTGTTCCTGCAGATTATGCTGGTGCTAACAACTTCATATTTAGTAACCGATCTGGTGGATCTATTAATGCTGACGAGTTAATGGCCAAGTGGCCATACAATGAGAAACAAAACAGCAAAGACTTTTTAGATAGACTACCAGACGCATGGAAAGAACAAATACTTGAGTATCGTAAGAATAGACTAGACAATACTGACTATGTTTGGTCTAGCTATAGGGATTGTCCTTTCTGGCCAAAGAGCATGGCTGCAGAGTATATCAATATCAGTAGTACTGGTTGGTACAGACAGATGTATCGTATCATGATTGCTATTGCTGGTAAGGCTGTAGAGAAAGGATATCCTATCACTGCAGGTCAGATTGTTGACTTGTGTAGACAGTTTGATATGGAAACAGGTAACTGGTATGAGAATAGACCAATGGAAGTAGAAGCTAACAATGCATTAGAATATGCATACAAGAATGGAGTAATGGCATGACACCTGAAGAAGAAATAGTAATCCTTAAACAGAATGTCAAGGAACTACAAGAACAATTGCAGAATGCGTATATTCGTATTAAATATTTGTCAGGAGAAAAAGAAACAACTCCTGTTGACAGGCATTATGATAATTGGGTAGCTGATGTCGGAGTTGTGATTCCAGACGGAACAGGTCATGGTCCAGCTATGGAAATTGAGGATGGCTGGTCAGATGAGACGACTATTCAAATACAATCTACTAGCAGAGGTCACAATCAATGACAAAAGCTGGTAAGGTATGGGGCATGACAGAACTCATAGAAGCTAACGGTGCATTAGAATTTCATCGCATTGAAATGAAGAAAGGTGGAGTATGTTCTAAACATATGCATGAATACAAGTGGAATGGATTCTTTGTTGAATCAGGTAAGATGTTAGTACGTACTTGGCAGAAAGATTATGACCTTATTGATGTAACAACAATTGGTCCAGGTGAATATCATAAAGTCAAACCTGGATTATATCATCAGTTTAAGTGTTTAGAGTCTGGTATTGCGTTTGAGTTGTATTGGGCTGAGTTTAATCATAATGATATAAAAAGAGAGACAGTAGGTTTTGCAGAAAAACAAGATGACTTATTTGATACTACTATTGAACTTGATACATTAACCATAAGTGTACCTCCAGCATGATTAGATATATTTTTGATGTAGATGGAACTCTTACTCCAAGTAGAAGTTCTATCAATAGAGAGTTTGCAGATTGGTTAATGGAATTTGCAAAAGACAATAAACTATATTATGTAACTGGATCTGATAGAAGAAAGACTATGGAACAACTTGGTCCAGATGTGTATCTCTTGGCTAAAAGAGTTTATCAGTGTAGTGGTAATGATATATGGGAAAAAGAAAAAGGTAACATAAAGTCAGGTAAAATGGCTGTACCAGATATGTTATTTCAAAGTATGTTACAAGAGCTAGAGACAAATGAATTTCCAATACGAACAGGTAATCACATTGAAGCAAGACCTGGTTTGTGTAACTTTAGTATTGTTGGACGAAATGCTACTAGAGCAGAACGTAAGGAATATGTTGAATATGATCTAAAACATAAAGACAGAGAACAGATAGCAGAACGTCTTAGAGAACAATATAGTAAATATATATTTCAAGTTGCAGGTGAAACAGGTTTAGATATTATGCCAAAAGGAAGAGATAAGTCTCAGATACTTAATGACTTTGATAATGATGATACTATATATTTCTTTGGTGATAAATGTCAAGAAGGTGGTAATGATTACCAGATAGCAACTGCTACTTTAGCTCGAGGTGGCATTGTACATGAAGTTGAGAGTTGGGAAGATACATGGAGAATATTGAAAGAACTGTAGGATTTACTTGTAGTACATTTGATCTGCTACACGCAGGACACATTGCAATGTTGAGAGAAGCAAAAGAACAATGTGATTATCTTATTTGTGGGTTACAAACAGATCCAAGTATTGATCGACCTGAAAAAAACAAACCTGCACAAACATTAGTTGAGAGATACACACAACTACAAGCAGTTAGATATGTTGATGAAATAATACCATATACTACTGAACAAGATCTAGAAGACATACTTAAAATGCTAAATATAGATGTAAGAATTATAGGGCATGAGTACAAATCAAAAAAGTTTACTGGTAGAAACATATGCTCACAAAGAGGTATTGACATATATTATAATAAAAGAGATCATAGGTTCTCCACTACAGATCTTAGAAATAGAGTGTATGGAGCAGAGTTGAAGAAAGACATAGATAACATATAATGAATATTTTAATTATTGGCCATGGCTTTGTTGGTAAAGCTGTAGACTATGGATTTAGCCACCCGAATGTAAACAAAGTAATAGTAGATCCTAAGTATGGTAACAACATTAATGACATCCCTGATTACACTTATAGCGTTTGTTTTGTTTGTGTACCAACCCCGATGGGAAACGATGGGACTGTTGATAGTAACATTATTAGTAATGTCGTTCGTTCCTGTGTAGGAAAAAAGATAGAGATGGTAGTTGTGAAGTCAACTGTCACTCCAGATATTATTCTTGAATTAAAGAAAATATTTAAACATATTGTATACAATCCAGAGTTCTTAACAGAGAAGTCAGCCAACGAACAGTTTGTTGATCCTCAGTTTCATATCTTTGGAGGAGATAAAAAAGATTGTAAGGACCTTAAAAAAATATACAAAGATTATAGTCTTTGTAATGATTGTCCTACTTATACAATGAGTTTAGAAGAAGCCAGTTTTGTTAAGTATACAATCAATAGTTTCTTAGCAATGAAAGTGACTTTCTTCAATCAATTATATGATGCAATAGGTGACACTGATGCTAACTTTGCTCGAGTTATAAAAGCTGTCGGAGCAGACAGTCGTATTGGTTCTTCACATACAAAGGTTCCAGGATTTGATGGTAAACAAGGATATGGTGGTGCTTGCTTTCCAAAGGATACCTCTGCATTTACTAAATTCTCTAACAAGTTGACTTTGTTGGAAGAATGTATTAGAATCAATAATAATTATAGATTACAGCATGAATTAGACGATCGGGAGATTGAACAAAATGTCAATTATGGACAAACTAAAAAAGAACAGTAAAATTAACACAACAGAAGTGTTAGCAGATTCAAAGTTCTTTAACGAAAAGGATATGACATCAACAGATGTACCTATGATAAACGTAGCTTTATCTGGTAGTATAGAAGGTGGTATATCATCAGGTCTTACAGTACTTGCAGGACCATCTAAACACTTCAAGACATCATTTGCATTATTGATGGCAGGTGCCTATCTAAAGAAACATCCAGATGCAGTTATGTTATTCTATGACTCAGAGTTTGGTTCACCACAATCATACTTTGAGCAGTTTGGTATAGATGTTAGTAGAGTCTTACATACACCTATTGCTAATGTAGAAGAACTAAAGTTTGATTTGATATCTCAACTAGAGGAACTTGATCGTGAAGATAAAGTAATAGTTGTGATTGATAGTATTGGTAACCTTGCATCTAAGAAGGAGCTTGAGGACGCGTTGAGCGAGAAGTCTGTAGCAGATATGTCTCGTGCAAAAGCACTCAAGGGATTGTTTCGTATGGCTACCCCGTACCTAACAATGAAGAATATTCCACTCCTTGCTGTCAACCATACCTACAAAGAGATTGGATTGTTTCCTAAAGATATTGTTGGTGGTGGTACAGGTATATACTACTCAGCTGATAACATCTGGATCTTAGGTAGACAACAAGATAAAAAAGGTACAGAGATTCAAGGATATCACTTTGTGATAAATGTAGAGAAAAGTAGGTTTGTAAAAGAGAAATCTAAAATACCAATAACAGTAGCATGGTCTGGTGGTGTTCAAAAATATAGTGGTTTGTTAGATGTAGCACTCGCAGGTAACTATGTAACTAAACCATCTAATGGCTGGTATGCTCAAGCAGGTAGTGAAAACAAAGTACGATATGATCAGACGTTACAGAAAGAGTTTTGGGATCCAATCTTTACAGATACAGATTTCAAAGACTTCATAAAAAAACAATACAGCATTGGCCATCAGTCTATTGTCTCTATGGATGACATAGTGGAGGATACTAATGGTTAAGATACCAAATATGTATGAAGAAAATGTAGAATACGAATTGGTACCTAACGAAGATAATGAAGAACAGTGGGACATTAGAATAAAGAAGGGTGAGTTTATAGAAACTGTTATAAACTTTGGAACAGTTAGAATGAATGAAAAAACTGGTATGATGAACTATGACTTCAATATCAAGTATACACCTGATAATGAATTAGATACAAATAATGTTGACCTTCAGAGAGAAGCTGGTAAAATACTTGAAAGCGTAATGATTGGATTTGTAAATAACAATGAGCAAAATTGAACAAGTAGTACTTCGTAATGTATTGACTAATGAGCCTTACATGCGTAAGGTTCTACCTTTTATCAAACCAGAATACTTTGAAGGTGTTTACAATCAACTCTTTAAAGAGGTTGCAAAGTTTGTAAGTAACTATAACAAGCTACCTACACTTGAGTCATTTAAGATAGAAGTGGATCAGTCTGATAAGTTTAATGACGATCAATATACTGCAGCTATGGAGATTCTTCCGAACATCTTTGATACACAAGAGTCTGATGAAAAATGGTTATACGATACAACTGAGAAGTGGTGTCAAGACAGAGCAATACATAATGCAATCATGGAGTCAATAAGTATAATAGATGGAAAACACAAATCACTCACTAAGAACGCACTCCCCGAGCTCTTACAAAAGGCTCTTGCGGTCACATTCGATCCCTCAGTGGGCCACGATTATATCGAAGACGTCGAGCTCAGGTATGACTTCTATCATGAAGACGAAGAACGGATTCCGTTCGACCTGGACTACTTTAACACCATTACAAAAGGAGGCTTGCCTAACAAGACTCTTAACATATGTCTCGCTGGTACTGGGGTTGGTAAATCTTTGTTTATGTGCCACATGGCTGGTAATGTACTAACCCAAGGACGAAATGTACTATATATAACAATGGAGATGGCAGAGGAGCGAATTGCAGAACGTATAGATGCAAACTTATTGAATATACCATTAGACCAATTGTTGCATGTGTCTAAACCTATGCTGACAAGTAAGGTAGACGAATTAGCTTCTCGTACTAATGGTAAACTCATCATAAAAGAATATCCAACGGGTTCTGCTCATACTGGGCACTTCAGAGCTCTCCTCAACGAATTGAAACTAAAGAAGAACTTTGTTCCTGAGATGATCTTTATAGACTATCTCAACATTTGTGCTTCAAGTAGAATGAAAGGAATGGGTGGTGCGATTAACTCATACACGTACATTAAGGCAATTGCTGAAGAGCTACGAGGTCTTGCGGTGGAGTTTGACGTACCGATCGTATCTGCAACTCAGACGACTCGAAGTGGTTATACTTCTTCGGATCCTGGGCTTGAAGATACGTCCGAGTCTTTTGGACTACCCGCTACCGCAGACCTCATGTTTGCACTCATCAGTTCAGAAGAGCTTGAACAACTTGGCCAAGTGATGGTCAAGCAATTAAAGAACAGATACAACGATCCTAATTATAAGAAAAGATTTGTTGTAGGTATTGATAGATCTCGTATGAGATTATATGATGTAGATGAACCTGAAGATGGAGTAGTAGACGATACTCCAGCATTCGATAAGTCAAAAGTAAACGAACGATTCAAAGATTTCAAAATGGAGTGACCATGAAACCTATTCCAAAACCAATTAAAACTTATCTTGACGTTCCAGGCTTTAATAATCCTAAACATCTAGATGCTCTTGCTGAAATGGCCGCAAAAGTTCCAACTGGTGGCCGAGTATTAGAAATAGGTTGTGCTTGGGGTTGTTCAACTTGGGTGTTACTAGATAATTTGCCAGAAGGTGTTGAGCTTCATACATGCGACACATTTGGCATGAATAGCATTAATCTAAAAAGAAAACACTTTCAAGGTGTAATGGAAAAACATCAACACAATACTGCTGTTTCATATGCAATGCATATGTATCTTGAAGAAGAACAAGATGCACAGCGAAAAGTATTTGATTGGGTTATATCTCAACATCCTAGAAGATACAAACTAAAACACACTGTTCATCAAAAACCTAGTCTTGAAGTATTGAAAGATGATGTAAAATGGTCTATGGTGTATATTGATGGTCTTCATAGTTATGAAAATGTTTCAGCTGAACTATCTTATCTAAAAAATGTAAACCTATTATGCGGTGACGATTATCATCCTGCACATGAAGGAACAATGAAAGCAATTGATGAGTTTCTACAAACCAATCAAAGATTATTTAAACACCATCCATTTGAAAGTGGATCAGGATTTTGGACAATGTTAAGATAAATGATAATGGAGTAATCTATTATGTCAGATGCAAAGATAAGTGAAGACACAGTAATTGCAACACCACTACGGAACATCATAACTATCATTGGTGCCGTTGCAGTAGGCACTTGGGCCTACTTTGGTCTCATTGAAAGATTGAATACAATTGAAACAAACATAACGTTGATGACGACCGACTTAGAAAAGAATACAGAGTTTAGAATAAAGTGGCCACGTGGTGAGATGGGTTCACTTCCTGCTGACTCTGAACAGTTTATGTTGATTGAGCATTTAGCAACT